GTGAAAGAACCTTTGAACTTAAAATTTTCAAAATATGATAATAGAGGCGGTGAATCAAAAATAATTAATAGATGAAATTAAACACTGGTATTAATAGTGCGTTTCCAAGTCAGATGGTATCTGAGGGCGAAAAGAGAACATTAGAATATGGTTTGAAAGTTGGGCAAGCTATTGAATACGAATGGTTTAGAGGAGGAAGAGTTAATGGTAGTAGATGGAACACAGGTTATCAAAACTTTCATAATCTTAGATTATACGCTCGTGGAGAGCAGAATGTTCAAAAATATAAAGATGAATTATCTATTAATGGTGATTTGTCTTATTTAAATTTAGACTGGAAGCCAGTACCTATTATACCTAAGTTTGTAGACATAGTTGTTAATGGTATAGCAGCTAAAAAATACGATTTAAAAGCTTATGCTCAAGATCCTTTTTCAGCTCAACAGAGAACTAATTATGTAAATGGTATCTATAGAGATATGCAAACTAAGCAATATCTAGCTCAGATACAACAACAGACTGGCATGAATTTATACAATTCTAGTGATCCAGAAAATTTACCTCAATCTAAAGAAGAATTAGAAATTCACATGCAATTAAACTATAAGCAGTCTATAGAAATTGCAGAAGAAGAAGTTATAAATAATACATTAGCTTTTAATAAGTTTGATTTAGTAAATAAAAGAGTAACTGAAGATGTTGTAACTTTAGGTATTGGAGCGATGAAAACAACATTTAACAAGTCAGAGGGTGTAGTAGTTGACTATGTTGATCCTGCTAATTTGGTTTACTCTTATACAAATGATCCTAATTTTGAAGATATATATTATGTTGGAGAAATAAAATCTTTAACTTTAGCAGAAATAAAAAAGCAATGGTCGTATCTAACTGATGATGAACTTCAAAAAATGGTTAGATACCCTGGTCGTGATGGTTATATAGCTAATCCTAATTATGACAACGATTTAGTTCAAATATTATTTTTTGAATATAAAACTTTTATAGATCAAGTTTTTAAAATAAAAAGAACAGAAAGTGGTTTAGAAAAAACTTTACAAAAACCGGATACTTTTAATCCTCCACAAAGTGATAATTTCAATAGAGTATCAAGAACTATAGAAGTATTATTTAGCGGTGCTAAAGTAATGGGCGTGCCTCAAATGCTGGAATGGAATTTAGCTGAAAACATGACTAGACCATTTTCAAATACCACTAAAGTTAACATGAGTTACACTATATGTGCACCTAATCTTTACCAAGGACGTATGGAGTCTTTAGTCAGTCGTATAACTGGTTTTGCTGATATGATACAATTGACATCGTTAAAATTACAGCAAGTAATACAACGTATGGTTCCAGATGGTGTATTTGTTGACGTTGATGGTTTAGCTGAGGTTGATTTAGGTAATGGTACTAATTATAATCCACAAGAGGCGTTGAATATGTATTTTCAAACTGGATCTATAGTTGGTAGATCTTTAACTCAAGACGGTGATCCTAATAGAGGTAAAGTGCCTATTCAAGAATTACAATCATCAAGTGCTAACGGTAAAATAGCATCGTTAATAAATACTTATCAGTATTACTTACAAATGATAAGAGATGTAACTGGTCTTAACGAAGCTAGAGATGGTAGTCAACCAGATCCTAATGCTTTAGTTGGTTTACAAAAAATGGCGGCTAACGCATCAAATATAGCTACTAAACATATATTAGATGCTAGTTTGTATTTAACAGTTAGAATTTGCGAAAATATTAGTTTAAGAATTGCAGACATGTTACAATTCCCTTTAACTAGGCAGTCTTTAATACAAAGTATTTCAAAAGCTAATGTTGGAAATTTAGAAGAAATTGCAGGTTTACATTTATATGATTTTGGTATTTATTTAGAATTAGAGCCTGATGAAGAAGAAAAAGCACAACTTGAAGCTAATATTCAAATGGCTTTACAGCAAAATCAAATATACTTAGAAGACGCTATTGATGTTAGGCAGATTAATAATATTAAATTAGCTAATCAAGTTTTAAAATATAGAAGATTACAAAAAGAAGCTAAGGATCAAGCTCAACAACAGCAAATGGTTAAAGTTCAAGCACAAGCTCAACAACAATCCAGTGAAGCTGCTGCTATGCAAGAGGTTCAAAAACAAGAGGCTTTAGCACAAACACAGATACAGATTGAACAAGCTAAATCTCAATTTGAAATACAAAGAATGGAGCAAGAAGCTGGAATCAAAAAACAATTAATGGCTGAGGAGTTTCAGTACAAGTTGCAGTTAGCTCAAATGGAAGGTCAAGCTAAACAGCAAAAAGAAGGTGAAATAGAAGATCGAAAAGATAAAAGAACTAAAATACAAGCTACACAACAATCAAAAATGATTGAACAGCGCCAAAATGACTTATTGCCAACAGATTTCGAATCGGCTGGAAATGATAATTTAGGTGGCTTTGGACTAGATCAATTTGGTCCACAATAAGAATTTTTATTAATTTATATTATATTATATTATGTCAGAAACAGTGCAACAAGAAGGTACGTTTAAAATTAAACGTAAACCAAAACAATTGGTAAAAGACGATATTATTAAAGTCGATTTATCAAAAAAACAAGAGGAACCTAAAAAAGAAACAGATGCCATTCAAGTCGGAAAAACAGAGGAAGTGGTTGTGGGCAAACAAACCGGAGATAGCCCTAAAGTGGACGAACGAGTACCAGAGCCCGGCCCGATTTCTGAAGTTAAAGAAGAAGAAGTAAAACCTATTGAAGAAGTTGTTGAAGAAGAAATACAACAAATAGGTGAAAAACTAGAACAAAAAGTTATTGCTCCAACTCCTGAAGAGGCAAGAGAAGTAGCTCAACTACCTGAAAACATTGAAAAAGTCGTAGACTTTATGAAAGAAACAGGTGGAACATTAGAAGATTATGTAAGGTTAAGTGCAGATTATTCTAATATAGATAATGATACTTTATTAAGAGAGTATTACAAACAAGCCAAATCACACTTGGATTCAAGTGAAATTAACTTCATGATTGAAGATAATTTTTCATTTGATGAAGAAGTGGACGAGGAACGTGAGATTCGTAAAAAGAAACTTGCGTATAAAGAAGAGGTTGCAAAAGCCAAAGGGCATTTAGAAGGTTTAAAGAGTAAATACTACGAGGAAATCAAGTTGAGACCTGGTACCACTCAAGACCAACAAAAAGCTACAGACTTTTTCAACCGTTACAATGAAGAGCAAAACACAGCTCAACAACAACATGAAGATTTTAAATCTAACACTAAAGATTATTTCTCTAAAGATTTCAAAGGTTTTGACATCGAAGTAGGAGAAAAGAAATTTAGGTATGGGGTTAAAAATCCTAGTGAAGTTGCAACTAAACAATCGAATATTACAAACACAATTAAGAAGTTCTTAGATGATAAAGGTAATGTAAAGGATGTTAAAGGTTATCACAAAGCTATGTACGCTGCTGAAAACGTTGATCAAATTGCACAACATTTTTATGAGCAAGGAAAATCCGATGCTACTAAAGATATTGTTGCTAAATCTAAAAACATAACAGAAGATGTTAGGACAACTCCTAATACTGATGTTTTTGTTGGAGGATTAAAGGTTAAAGCTATTAGTGGTCTTGACTCTTCTAAATTAAAGATTAAAACAAGAAAATTTAACTAAAAACAAAAACAATTAATTATGGGACAAGTTTCTCCTGTGTTTGGAAGTATAGTACCTTCTCAAACGCAATTATTGCTAGCTAATAACTATCTAGCATTTAACGCTGGTGCAAATGATTTTGCACAACAGTATTTACCTGAGGTTTACGAAGCTGAGGTAGAAAGATACGGAAATAGAACTTTAAACGGTTTCTTACGTATGGTTGGCGCTGAAATGCCAATGTCGTCTGATCAAGTAATTTGGTCGGAACAAAATAGATTACACGTTGCGTATAGTAATGTTACTCAAGCTACTGCTACTACTCTTACTTTTGTAACTGGTGGTACAACTACAGTTACAAATGCAATTTTTCCAAATGATACTATTGTTGTAATGGACCCTACTACAGGGCTTACAATAAAAGGTGTAGTTGGATTAAGTAGCAATGCTGCTAACGGTTTGCTTTCAACTATTACTGCTTACCCTTTCCAAGCTGCTAACTGGGCTGCTTTTGGTGGAGCCACAAACCTTAAAATGTTTGTATACGGTTCTGTATTTGCAAAAGGTACAGTTGGAGCTCTTGGTCAAGGTCTTGCTGGAGCTGCTCCTGCTGCTGGATCTATTAAATCAATCCAACCTACATTCACTCAATTTTCTAATCAACCAATTATCATAAAAGATTCATTCCAAATTAATGGTTCTGATATGGCTCAAATCGGTTGGGTAGAAGTTGCTACTGAAGATGGTACATCAGGATACTTATGGTATCTAAAATCTGAGTCTGAAACAAGATTACGTTTTGATGATTACTTAGAGATGTCAATGGTTGAAGGTGAATTAGCTGCTGCTGGTGGTGGTTTTACTGCTAACGGTGCTGCTGTACCAGGATTTACTGCTGCTGCAGGCGCTTCTGTTGCTCATGGATCTCAAGGTCTTTTTGCTGCTATTCAAGCAAGAGGTAACATTATGGCTGGATTCTCTGGCGGTACTGGTATCGGTGACTTTGATCAAGTTCTTAAGAACTTAGATACTCAAGGAGCTATCGAAGAAAACATGCTTTTCTTAAATAGATCTTTGGATTTAGATTTTGATGATATGCTAGGGCAAATCTCTGCTGGACAAGCTGGAGGAACTGCTTATGGTTTATTTGAAAACTCTGAAGATATGGCACTTAATTTAGGTTTTTCTGGTTTCAGAAGAGGTTCTTATGACTTCTACAAAACTAGCTGGAAATACTTAAACGACGCTTCTACAAGAGGTGGAGTTGCTGTAAGTGGAATAGATGGTGTATTAATACCTGCTGGAACTTCAACTGTTTATGACCAACAACTTGGTACAAACATTAGAAGACCATTCTTGCACGTTAGATACAGAGCTTCTCAAACTGAAGACAGACGATACAAAAACTGGATCACAGGATCTGCAGGTGGCGCGGCTACTACTGCACTTGATGCGATGCAAGTTAACTGGTTGTCTGAAAGATGTTTAGTTACTCAAGCTGCGAATAATTTCGTATTATTCCAATAAGATTGCTTTAAAGTTTATCTCCGTCTTCGGGCGGAGATTCTCTTTATTTTATTAATTATATTATATTATATCATGTCAAAAACAAAACAAATTCAAGCCCCTGAATGGGAGATAAAAGATAGAAGATACTATCTACTGCACAACGCAGAACCTTTAACATATACTTTAGGTTCAAAAAACTCAAGAAGACATTCTTTATTATGGTTTGATCCGTCAAAGAATGAGCAAAGAGAATTAAGATATGCTGTTAATATGAATTCACCATTTATTGATGAACAAAAAGGTGAAGCCATACTAGGTCATATTATATTTGAAGAAGGTGTTTTATCCGTACCTAAAGAAAAACAAAATTTACAAAAGCTAATGTCATTGTATCATCCTAGAAAAGGAGCGATATATCAAGAGTGGCAAGCTGAAGAAGTGGCTGAAGATGCTTTAGACGCTTTAGATCTAGAATTAAATGCTATGATAGCTGCAAAAAACATGGAGGTTGATCATGCTGAAGCAGTTCTTAGAGTTGAAATAGGATCTTCTGTGGCTGATTTAACTTCTAAAGAACTCAGAAGAGATCTGCTTTTAATGGCTAAAAAGAATCCAACTGCTTTCTTAGCAATAGCCAACGATGATAATGTTGGTTTAAGAAATACAGGTATTAAAGCCGTTGAACAACAGCTTATTAAAATATCACAAGACCAAAGAGAGTTTCATTGGGGGTCTAACGATAGAAAACTATTTACTATACCGTTTGATGAAAACCCATACTCAGCATTAGCTGCATGGTTTAAAACAGATGAAGGCGTAGAAGTTTTCAAAACAATTGAGAAAAAGTTACAATAATATGTGACTATAATTATAGTGAGGGGTCGCTTAAAACGGCCCTGTCATTATTACATAAAAAATTAAAATGGCAATAAACGTAAACACTGTATATCAAACCGTTTTATTAATACTTAATAAAGAGCAAAGGGGTTATATGACACCTTTAGAGTTTAATAAAATAGGTACACAAACTCAATTAGAAATATTTGAAACATATTTTGAGAGTTTAAACCAGCAAATACGTATTCCACAGACTAACGTTGATTACGCAGATAGAGTGCTTAATCTTGACGAAAAAATATCTTTATTCAAAACAACAGGTACTCCTACCTATACAGCCCCATCATTTTCTTTACCTTCAGAATCTGGGCTTGCACAATCATCAGAAACAATAACAACAATCGCAGGTACTGTAGCTTACACTTTTCAGACTATCACTGCTAACGAATTAACTAGTGGTACTGTTCAAGTGTTTTTTGATGGAGTTTTACAAACTGCCGCTGCATATGGTATAACAGGTACAACAATAACTTTAACCGTTGCTCCTACCGCTGGTCCTCCAATTAGTCCAGCTAGTGTTTTTGTTATAGTAACTTTAGACGATTTCTATAGACTAGGTACTGTTCTATATACTTCAGGAGCTTTAGCACCACAAGAACTAGAAAGAGTAACTAGATCAGAGCTTTATCATATTAACTCTTCTAAACTAACTAGACCAAGTACAATTTATCCTGTTTATCTTTACGAAAACAAAAGGTTATTAGTCTATCCAACTAGTATAATAAGTGGTATAACAGTAGATTATATAAGAAAACCTTTAGATCCAAGTTGGAATTTTACATTGGGTTCAAATAATCAATATGTATATAGTCCTAACACTTCAATTAATTTTGAATTACATGATGCAGAGCAAACTGAACTTATATTAAGAATATTACTTTATGCTGGGGTTGTTATTAAGAGCCCAGAAATAATTCAAGTAGCAGCACAGCAAGTTGCTCAAGAAAATCAGAACCAACAAAGATAATAAGATATGGCTATACCTAACGGCGGTTTAATAAACGAAACTAACGCGCAATACTACGCAGGAACACAACAGTTTATAGTTGCGGCAACCGCTGCTAATCAAACTTTTACTTCAACTTTTGATACACTTTTATCTGTAGGTGCTGGTAATTATTCTGATCCTGGAACTAATGGTTTTAATTTAAATAATTTTAAAGTTAACACAAGCACTGACGGAAGTACATGGGCTGAGTTAACACCTGTTTCAACTGATTTTGACGCTGTAGGTACTCCTTTAAGTACTGGAGGACAGGCTACAGTAAATATAACTGCTAATGCAAATATCTTAGGTGGAAGTATTTTTGCTTTAGTAAATAAAATTACAGGTTTTGTTTATGGAACTATTACAACTATAAATGGAACAAATGAAATATTAACATTAGATAAAGTTTTACCTGCTGCAGGTATTACTAATAACACAGCTTTAAGTATTCGTAGAATTCAACCTTGGACTATGGTTGGTAATATAATAACTGTATCTCAAAGTTTAACTATAAACACGTATTTACAAATACAAATGAGGGATACTACTGTTGACGATATACATGGTAGTTATGAATACACAAGATTAAACGACGTGATAGATAATTTCTTAATTGCTTATGTTGGTGCTGGTAAACTTATACCTAGTGTCAAAAGAACTGATGTTATATTTCACGCTAGAAGAGGATTACAAGAATTTAGTTATGACACTTTAAAAAGTACAAGATCTCAAGAATTACAAGTGCCTAGTAGTTTAAGTTTAATTATCCCACAAGATTACGTTAACTACGTAAAACTATCTTGGGTGGATGGGTTAGGAGTTTTACACCCTATATATCCTACAAATAATTTAAACCAAAGTCCTTATGAAACTTTAGCTCAAGATGAATTAGGTAAACCTATACAAGATAGTAACGCTGTAAATACAGAAACAACATCAACAATGAATGCTGCTTGGAGCGCTACAAACCCTAGAGTTATTAGTGGTGGCTTTGAAAATAGTCTTGACAATGCTAATGTTTTAGGTCGTAGCTATGCTGATGGCGCTCTAGGTCAAAGATATGGTTTAGAACCTCAAACAAGTCAAAAAAATGGTTGGTTTAAAATAGACGAAAGAAAAGGTACGTTTAACTTCACAAGCAATCTATCTAATAGAACAATACTACTGGAATATATCTCTGATGGTAATGCTTATGATTTAGATTCAAGAATTCCAAAACTAGCTGAAGAAGCTCTCTATGCTCATATAATACATGCTATATTATCTGTCAACTCAGGTATACAAGAGTATGTAGTTAGAAGATTTAAAAAAGAAAGAAGTGCTAAACTAAGAAATGCTAAAATTAGATTATCTAATATTAAACTTGATCAAATTGTTCAAGTTATGAGAGGTAAGTCTAAGTGGCTTAAATTTTAATACATGGCAGAAATAAAGAATAGTTTTCTAAGGTCCAAGATGAATAAAGACTTGGATGATAGACTTATACCTAATGGTGAATATAGAGACGCAAATAACATATCTGTAGGTAAATCTGAGGATGATGATATAGGTGCTTTAGAAGCTGTCTTAGGAAACACTTTAATTGCGGTTACAAATTTAAATAATGTTAATCTAAAAATAATAGGTTATTTAACTGATGAATACACGGATACTGTTTTTGTTTTTGCGACTGATTATACTGATGGAACAAACTACAACACTGCACCAATTAGAGCATCTTCTACTAAGCAATGTATAATATATTCTTGGACTCCTAAAAATCCAAATAATATAAATACTTTAATAAACAATATATTTCTTAACTTCTCTACAACAAACCCAATACAAGCTACTTTAATAGAAGATTTATTATTTTTTACAGATAATAGGAATCAACCAAGAAAAATAAACATTACTCAAAGTTTAGGTTACTATACATCTGAAGATCAGATCTCTGTAGCAAAGTATAATCCTTACCTACCTATAAGTTTAATAAGAAAAGAGACTGGTATAGTTAACGCTATAACATCTTCCACTGTATTTACACTAGACATTGCAAACCCTAAGATAACAATAGGTATGTCTGTAGTTAGTGCTAGTAAAGCTGGGGTTGAAAAAATAAAAGGTAGTGAATTTATAACAGTAACAAATATTAATGGAGCAATAATAACACTATCACAAGCGCCGACTTTACCCGCTAACAACCCAGCTGTAAACGACAACTTCATATTTCTAACATCGACAATGACCAATAAGAGTGACGAACCTACTTGGCCAGGTGATCCAGATTATTTAGAGGATAAATTTGTTAGATTCAGCTATAGATTTAGATTTGATGATGGTGAATATTCTATAATGGCACCATTCACTCAAATAGCTTTTATACCAAAACAAAAAGGTTATTTCATAAACGGAGATGAAGATGCGGCGTATAGAAGCACTATTCTACAATGGATGGAAAACAATGTAGACAATGTAGAATTGCTGATTGAATTACCTGACAATGCTAGTGCTTTAGGAACTTCTTATAAAATAACCGCTATGGATGTTTTATATAAAGAGTCTGATGCTTTAGTAGTAAAAGTATTAGAGACCTTACCTCTTACTGAAATTACAGCTAATTCTACTGAAAACATTTGCTCTTATAGTTATCAATCAAGAAAACCTTATAAAACACTAACTCAAGCTCAGACAATTAGAGTTTATGATAAGGTTCCCGTAAGAGCTCTAGCACAAGAAACTTCAGCTAATAGAATAATTTATGGAAACTTTCATGATGTATACACTCCACCTAATAGTGTAGACTATACCGTAAGAACTTTAGCAAAAGTAACTTTTTCCTCCGATAACTGGATAGAATACCCTAACCATTCATTAAAACAAAATAGAAATTATCAAGTTGGGTTTATATTATGTGATAAATTCGGTAGACAATCTTCAGTTATTTTATCACCCGTAAGTGTAACAACTACTGGAGGCGCTTTAGGATCTACTATATTTTCACCATATTACACAGCGGCTGATAACCTTAATGTTAGGGATTGGTTTGGAGATGCTCTACAAGTTGTTGTAAACAACACTATAGATTCAAACGACGCTGGAGGAAGTCAACCAAATTTTACAACAGGTGAACCTGGTTTGTATGCAATTAGAACTGGAAGCACAGGTCAAGGTTTTGAGATTAGTCCAGGTGTAGGGTTTGAAGCAACTATTTCAGGTAATATTTATGAATTTAAACTAGATTTAGTTCCTTTAGTTAATACAGTAATACCTGTTATTGGAGACTATTTAAGAGGAGAATTTACTGACTATGTATATGTAAGTAATGTTCAGCCTGACACGCCTGTAGCAGGAAGATATAGAGTTACAACAATAGGTCAAGTTAATAGCTCGTATTTAAATAATTTTCAAAATGATCCAGACGTAAAATATGCTTACTCTATTAACCCAACTGGATGGTATTCATACAAGGTTGTTGTAAAACAAACAGAACAAGACTATTATAATGTATACCTTCCTGGTATATTAGATGGTTACCCTACATTAGATAATAATCATCCAATAGCATTTCCTACAGGAGAAAATGGTAAAACGGCAAATATTGTTTTAATAAATGATAACATAAATAAAGTTCCTAGAGATTTAGCAGAAGTTGGCCCTGATCAAAAACAATTTAGAAGTTCTGTACAATTATTTGGTAGAGTGCAAAATACAATCGTAGGAACAGCTGCTGGAGCATCGTTAAATAATATACAGTATTACCCAGGAACAAGTACCGACACAGCGATAAGTATAGCTACAACTAACGATTCCAACATGGAGTTTGCGAATCTTAGTGCTGAAGGTCAAGTTAATATATATCAAATAGATAGCAAACCTTTAATAGCCAGATTAGCAACTTCAAATTCTATAGGAGTTGTTAGTAGTGTTACTGCTAACATTAATATGCAACCGTTTCTAGCTATTTATGAAACAGAGCCTGTTGATTCGTTATTAGATATATACTGGGAGACAACAAGTGTAGGTATGTTATCAGATTTAAATGAAGATGTTTCAACCGGTTTCGAAGGTCCTAGCAGTTTTGTATTTGATTTTTCTACTTTTACAGAAGATGTCGCACCAGGTATTTCTATAACAGATTTAGTATGGCCTTTATCTGGTGAGGGTGCTCCTTTTGATTTAAATGATCCCACAACAGCAACTTCTTTTTCTGTTGTAGATGGAAATGATCAAGATGCTACTAGTAAGTTTTTTCTTTATCAAGAACTAACAGCTGGACCTGATCAATATAAATATCAAATAAAAACAGCGGCAGTATCTAATGGTAAGACTGATACATTTTTTACATACACAAATACATCAGCTGTTTCAGATCTTTATACTTTTTCAATAACGGTTAGAGTTGATGCTTCACCCCATGAAACAAATACAATATCTTTTCAAGGAAGTTTAATAAATGAAAACCCAGTGTTTTCCCCTGTTTTAGCTTTAATAACTAAAACTGTTGATGAGGCCACTATTGGTACATTGAGTGCTTTTAATGGAACTAATTTAAATAATACTTTAGCTAAAAAGATAGAGGAATTACAATGGACTATAACAGCTGGTAATCCAACAGGTATTAATGGACAACCTGCTTTTGCTATTGGTGCTTCCACTGGTATTTTAACACAAACAATTAATAACACACCTAACGGTTTATACGATTTAACTATAACTCTTGAGGATTCTGTTTTAAGTGGAGCTCAAGGAACTGGTGGTAAGACAATTACAGGTCAACAAGCTGTTAGAATAGG